CGGTGGCGTGTTCGTGTGCAGTACATACAGCTCACGGCATATGAAGGAAATAAACGACCTGGTGCAGCAGTTTGATGACCGTATAGAGCTGTCAGCGGAAAGGCTGTATGAGCAATTCGGTAAAGAAAATGGTGAGGCAATACTTGGAAAATACTTTGGTGAGGTAAGCTGGCATGGATACGAGGATGAGCTTGTGGTAGAGAAAGCAGAGCCTGTGATAGAGTATGTGCTTTCGTGCCACGGCAACCAGAACAGGTATATTGTGGACCGCTATAAGGAATTTGCGGCATTTGTCAGAAAGAAGACAGAGAGAGGGTTCCATATCACAAAGGATGCAGGTGTATTTATTGCACGAAAATGATTCAAAAACAGGATATTATAAGCATATATTTTGTGAAAAATGCTAAAAATATAAAAAAGTACTTGAAGGTGCCCTTGGGGCACCTTTTATAATGCAGGTAAATGATGAATCAGGTCAGTGTATTCTACAGACCGAAAGCATCAAGTGCAGCACGTAGTTTCAGTTTGAAGGAGAACAACATGAAAGGTATTATATTAGCGGGAGGTTCAGGCACACGTCTTTACCCACTCACAATGGTAACATCAAAGCAGTTACTTCCAATTTATGACAAGCCAATGATCTACTATCCTATGTCAGTGCTTATGAATGCAGGCATCAGAGATATTCTGATCATTTCAACACCACAGGATACACCAAGATTCAAGGAGCTCTTAGGAGACGGACATCAGTTTGGTGTCAACCTCACCTACGAGGTACAGCCAAGCCCTGACGGACTTGCACAGGCATTTGTTATCGGTGAGAAATTCATCGGTGATGATACAGTAGCCATGGTTCTCGGAGACAACATCTTCGCAGGACACGGACTCAATAAGAGACTCAAGGCCGCAGTTGAAAACGCTAAGAGCGGTAAGGGTGCCACAGTATTCGGCTACTATGTAGATGACCCTGAGAGATTCGGTATCGTAGAGTTCGATAAAGAGGGAAAGGCTATTTCAATCGAGGAAAAGCCGGAGCATCCAAAGAGCAATTACTGTGTCACAGGTCTTTACTTCTACGACAACAATGTAGTAGAGTACGCAAAGAACCTTAAGCCATCAGCAAGAGGAGAGCTTGAGATAACAGACCTTAACAGAATCTATCTCGAGAAAAAAGCACTCAATGTAGAGCTTTTAGGACAGGGCTTCACATGGCTTGATACAGGAACACACGAGAGCCTTGTAGATGCCACAAACTTTGTCAAGACAGTCGAGACACATCAGCACCGCAAGATAGCATGTCTTGAGGAAATCGCTTACTTAAACGGCTGGATTACAAAGGATGAAGTATTAAAGACATATGAGCTCGTAAAGAAGAACCAGTACGGACAGTACTTAAAGGACGTACTTGATGGAAAATACCGCGAGCAGTTATATTAAGGAGGAAATCAAAATGACAATTATCGTAACAGGTGGAGCAGGATTTATCGGAAGTAACTTCGTATTTCACATGCTTAACAAATATCCGGATTATCGTATCGTATGCTTAGACTGTCTCACATATGCAGGAAATCTCTCAACACTTGAGCCTGTAATGGACAATCCAAACTTCCGTTTCGTAAAGGAGAGCATCACAGACCGTGATGCCGTATACAAATTATTTGAGGAAGAGCATCCTGATATGGTTGTAAACTTCGCAGCAGAGTCACACGTTGACCGTTCAATCGAAAACCCACAGGTATTCCTTGATACAAATATCATCGGAACATCAGTACTTATGGACGCATGCCGCAAGTATGGTATTAAAAGATATCACCAGGTATCAACAGATGAGGTATACGGAGATCTGCCACTTGACCGCCCTGACCTTTTCTTCCATGAGGATACACCAATCCATACATCAAGCCCGTATTCATCATCAAAGGCAGCAGCAGATTTACTCGTGCTTGCCTACCACCGCACATATGGACTTCCTGTAACAATCAGCCGTTGCTCAAACAACTACGGACCATACCATTTCCCGGAGAAGCTTATCCCACTTATGATTGCAAATGCACTTAATGATAAGCCACTCCCGGTATACGGAACAGGCGAGAACGTGCGTGACTGGCTCTATGTAGAGGATCACTGCAAGGCAATCGACCTTATCATCCACAACGGACGTGTAGGAGAGGTTTACAACGTAGGTGGACACAATGAGAAGACAAACCTTGAAATCGTAAAGATTATCTGTAAGGAGCTCAATAAGCCGGAGAGCCTTATCACATTCGTAGGAGACCGTAAGGGCCATGATATGCGTTACGCAATCGACCCAACAAAGATCCACAATGAGCTCGGATGGCTTCCAGAGACCAAGTTTGAGGACGGCATCAAGAAGACAATCAAATGGTACCTTGACAACCGTGAGTGGTGGGAGACAATCATCAGCGGAGAGTACCAGAATTACTACGAGAAGATGTATGCGAATAGATAACTGCTACTCTTTGAGGCTTTTGTGCATGCCTAAAGAATATGTGATTGCGTATATATGTTGAGCCTGTTTACGAATAACAGCGTTAAGGAGACAAAAATGAAAGTATTTGTTACAGGAGTTGCGGGGCAGCTTGGTCATGATATAATGAATGATCTTGCGGCGCGCGGTTACGAAGGAATAGGAACAGATATTGCATCAGAATATAATGGTATCTCTGATGGTACAGCAGTGACACGCATGCCATATGTATCTCTGGATATTACTGACAGAACAGCGGTAGAGCAGGTGATAGGGGCGCTTAAACCCGATGTTGTAATACACTGTGCAGCATGGACAGCTGTAGATCTGGCCGAGGATGATGATAAAAAAGCAAAGGTGCATGCAATCAACGCAGACGGCACACAGAATATTGCAGATGCCTGCAAGAAGATAGATGCCAAGATGGTATATATCAGCACAGATTATGTATTTGACGGACAGGGCACCACACCATGGCAGCCTGACTGCAAGGACTATGCACCACTCAATGTATATGGACAGACAAAGCTTGACGGAGAGCTTGCAGTGGCAAATACACTTGAGAAGTACTTTATAGTGCGTATAGCATGGGTATTTGGTGTAAACGGCAAGAACTTCATCAAGACAATGCTAAATGCCGGCAAGACACACGATAAGCTTACAGTAGTAAGTGACCAGATTGGTACACCGACATATACACTCGACCTTTCAAGATTGCTCGTAGATATGATAGAGACTGATAAATACGGTTACTATCACGCTACAAACGAGGGCGGATATATAAGCTGGTATGATTTTACAAAGGAAATCTTTAAGCAGGCAGTGGAGCTTGGTCATACAGAGTATTCTGAGGACAGACTCACAGTAGTACCTGTTACTACAGCAGAGTATGGTGTGTCAAAGGCAGCACGTCCGTTTAACAGCAGACTGGACAAGAGCAAGCTCGTGGAGAATGGATTTAAGCCACTCCCTACATGGCAGGATGCGCTGCACAGATATCTGCAGGAGATAGAATTTTAGTGAACTAAGAAGCACAGAAGCTACGAAGTAGCGAGGTTGAGTTAGATGTTGGGATGTTCACGTAATACAAGAAAGGACATAGAAATCATGGGACAGATTAAAGTACAGAAAAATGTAGGTGGAATCGAAGGACTTTGCATCATCGAGCCTACAGTGCATGGAGACAACCGTGGATACTTTATGGAGACATACAATTCAAAGGATATGCAGGAAGCCGGCATTGACAGAGTGTTCGTACAGGATAATCAGTCATGCTCCACAAAGGGAGTGCTCCGCGGACTACATTTCCAGAAGGAATACCCACAGGCAAAACTTGTGCGTGCAGTAAAAGGCTCAGTATTTGATGTGGCTGTAGACTTAAGAAGCGATTCAAAGACATACGGCAAGTGGTTCGGAGTAGAGCTCACAGAGGAGAACAAGAAGCAGTTCCTTATCCCGGAAGGCTTTGCACACGGATTTTTAGTACTCTCAGATGTAGCAGAGTTCTGCTACAAGGTAACAGATTTCTGGCACCTTGGAGATGAGAGCGGCCTTGCATGGAAT